GGCGGTAAGAAGCTCCGAGAAGCCAAAAAGCGACTCAGAGAAGCCCGTGACTGGCGGATGCCAGTCAGTCCAACCCCGACGGAATTTCTCCGTGGGACTTGCGTACCAAGAGCTCTCATAACCGGTCGACCCAGCAATTGGGTTAACCGCTTCATCACCTCGATGAAGATGCCATAGAAACAAGGTTCGAGAATCCCTACACTCAACAGCCTTACTCTTAAAGAGGAAGGACATTGTTTGCGGGACCCAACGGTTCTCATCCCGATTGGCACGTATGAGTCTTCGGGCATACGCATGATGTGGGTGAATAAACACTCCACGCAGCGTATCATTCCCCTCGGGTATGAGTGGTAGCCTGTGAAGGCGTACCACCTTGGCAAGATATTGCCAAAGGTGCCCGTGCTCCGATATCTTCCTCAAGCCGTTGACGTTATGACAGACGTAGGGAATATCCCATGCGTCGGTCCGTCGCAGGTAAAAAGGCGTGATATCGGCACCCTGGAAATAGTCACACCCACAGGATTCCCGAAAGGGGCCTGCGTAATATGATTTCTCCAGGTTAGGAATGAAACCGAAGAACTTTAAGAGCCGGACTAGTTCCGGAACTAACGAGGGTTCGACCGTAAGGTCATCACCGTACGCTAATCCAGACCGCGAGCCGACTGCGTAAAGCATACTCGCGAAAATCAGAGTCTCCAGTGCAAAAGTAGCTCCATTTCCCATAGAGGAAAACTTTGCATATTTATACACCTCTTCGTCAAGTTTGAAGAGTGGAGATCGGACACGATCTAAATACCCAAACCATTCGCTCGGCAAAAGCCAAGCGACGGTATTATAAGAAAGGGTATCAGATGCCATACTTAGGTCGACGGTTGCAAAACCGTCGTATTTAGAACCTATGTAAGCGTGTCTCTGATTGTTCTCCTGGGAAGAGAGGTCAATGCCTTTGCGGCGTAACCCCTTTTTCGCCCATTTATCGAAGGCCAGCTGGAATGGAACATTTCCGGCCGGCTCGCACGCAATTGTGCGGTGGGTTTTCCAGGATTTTGGTACGAACTCGACACGATTCCACGCAACACTCTTAACCAACGGCCCTTTATAACCCAGTTTCCTGGATAAAGCGGTCAGCAGAGGAGTGCATTGCGGAGAACACGCGACACGCCGTCCAAGTTTCTGAAACGGCATGGAACGTGATCGTGGAGTGAGCGCGGTAGCACCACTAGTTATCCTAACGAGAGAAGGAATTTCCTCAAGAAAGGAATCGAACGAGCCCAGGGTCCTACGGATGTAGTCCTGGCAACGACCAACATAAATTTGCATATCTTGATCTAATCGATCTTGATGCAAGAAATAGTGGTCTAGTCTACGATTAGTGATTCGGCAAAGCCGTTCACCACGCCAAAACGAATCACGAGCTGCCCGAAGGCAGTCACGTTCGTTAGCGAAGTCGGAGTTCTTCTTAAAGAAGGCTTCAACTTGTCGTAGAACTCGAACGATATCGACGTTATGCGAAGCTATGTCGATTACGCTAGAGATAGATGCCAACGTTACAAAATCCCGAGCGCGAACTGCGCCAAGGATCTTCCCATAAATGGGCGCTGGCAAATGGTGCTGGTTATCACTTATGTAGTGCCGAGTTACCTCGTACACACATATCTGGGGTTTCTTCATGGAAATCTCCAGTCACTAGTGTTTTACAGAATTCCTTTACGGCCGAACGGCCGAAAGGGTCACCTAGGTTATCCCCATAAGGGATAAGCATAGCCCCAATGAAAATGAGGTATGCAACCAGCTGAAGCATTAAATAGACTTCAGAGGTTCTAAGGTGGACACGCTATTCGTGAACTCATCAGAGGCCACGATGTCTCGCAAAATTGCGAGAACAGCGGTCATATCTGTCGCTTGGCCATTTACTGGCTGACGAACACTAACGGTGATACCGGCCTTCTGAGGCAGGATCAAGCCTTCATCGTCCTCCGTTGCGTGCAATACGCTAACAGAAAACTCGGCCATCACCTGGTTCCCAGAAGGGACCCGATGGTTGCTCACCACGATTTTGGGTTTCTGAGCAGTATGCCCAGAAGTCGTGTAAGTGAACTTTCCCCCTGTGATATCAGTCACAGTGAGAGCGGTTGACATTGCTGCCATAATAGACCTCCTAGGTCTGTTGGTTAGCGGAAACTGCCTCGCACTGAAGCTAGAGCTTGGAGATCTAATGAAAGATCCCAAGTTAGAGCGCGATTGGTCACCTGCGGGAGGGTTGGAAAAGAAGATACTGGTGAACGGACAGACCGAGATCCTTGATACTCGTACGAGACACTCCCTGAGGAGGTCCACGAACTTGTATCTTCGATATTCTCGGTGAAGGTCACGATTGAATCACACTTGAACCCCTTAGAGGCGGTCCAAGCGCTCGCAGCGCGGCGAAATGCCATCGCATCGAGTGCCACTCCGACGTTATAAACCCAGTCAACAACAAAACTGTAAGGAACAAGTTCCCAACCAGTTTTGACCGGGTCAACAACGAATCGGTTTGGTTTGATCAAACCAGACACGGATCCCCGAAGGGACCATGTATGGGTCGTGTCCTTTGTTAAAGTACCCTTGGTCGAGGTAGCAGTATAACTGCCCACCTCTTCGGATGAGGACTGCGTAAGCGAGGTTCCGGCCCTTTCGGTCCATATCTCGCGTTTTGCGTCGAACTCAGTTAGTGCGCTATGTAAATCGCGCACGTCGTAAGCCAAGGTACGCCAAGCGTACCGTCCTTCAAGCCAGAGCTTTAACATCTTCTTCGTAGAAAACTGACGAGCGAGGTCCAACATGCGTTTTGACACGCCTTTGAAACCTTGCACTGTTTTCTTCGCTTCAGCGGACGCAGTTAATGCGTCAAAGCCTTGAGAATAAATCCTCGCGGCAGCTTGCTGAACGAAGTAGTCAGGAATAGCGGAGGGCGGCGGGATCGTAGGATCCACGTCGTGATCAATAAAATCATCAATCCTCCAGCTGACAGGGAAAGCATTGGAGCCTTTAAAATTGGTAATATCAAACCAATTAGGCCCAGACTTAGCTTGAGCGTTGACGTTACCGTCAACATGTCTCCCACTCCACTCTACTTGCGTAAAGGGAGTATGTGGAAGGAGCTCACCTCTGTCTCTACGGGCATGGTAATTGGGTATAGCAACTCCAGTCTTATACTGTCGTTCCGCCGTCGCTGTAAAAGCGACTGTTGACGGAGAAGCATTATAGGCTGTGGTCCGCTGCGTCTTTGTAGACGTTTGGATCCCGGAGTCTTTATTTAACCCAGTCATCATGTTCACCTCTTGGTGTTGACTTGCCCGCGCAAGCCGGTAATGGTCCAACACGGAACGCGTGTATCATTCGCGCGCGTCCGGCAGATTTGCCAGACGACCCATCAAGTCGCGTCACAGCTTAGTCGGAGACGATAGTTTAATCGCTCGTTTCTAGAGGCTGCGCTACTTGAATGACCCGGAGCTCTGCTCCGGG